CCACGGCCTCGGGCTACTACGGCGCGGCCACGGCCTCGGGCTACTACGGCGCGGCTACGGCCTCGGGCGGATCCGGCGCGGCCACGGCCTCGGGCTACTACGGCGCGGCCACGGCCTCGGGCTACTACGGCGCGGCCACGGCCTCGGGCGAATCCGGCGCGGCCACGGCCTCGGGCAACTACGGCGCGGCCACGGCCTGCGGTCGGAATGGCAACGCGCGCGGCAAGGAAGGCTGCGCGCTGTTCCTGGTCTACCGCGACGACGAATGGAAGATCGTCCACGCGAAGGCAGCCATCGTCGGCCAAGACGGCATCAAGGCTGATACGTGGTACTGGCTGAACTCGGCCGGCGAGATTGTGGAGGCCCGACATGCACCTCACCGATAACGAAGCCGCCACCCGCCAGGCAGACCGCTTGAACCGCGTCACCGAGTACACGCGCCGCAAGCTGAACAACACTCTACTGAACGTTGCCGCGCTGGCAACTCCGGAACCGCCGGCGACTGCGCTCGATTGGATTGCCGCAATTTGTGTCGGCGTGGGCGTCGGAGTGACGCTGTACCTCGTTGCCGCTTTCGCCGCCGGCCGCGGTGCCTGACTTCCATCACCACAGGAGCATCAGCATGACCACCACCGCACCCATCATCGCCATGGACGAAATCGAGTCGTCGCAACTCCATGCGATCGGCTACGACTCGGCAAGCCAGACATTGGCCATCCGCTTCAAGGATCGCCGGACTGGTGCACCCACGTCGCTCTACCACTACAGCAACTTCTCGGCCGAGGACTTCGAGGCGTTCAAGAACGCCGAATCCATCGGCTCGCACTTCGGCAAGCACATCAAGCCGTTTGCCAAGAAGTACCCCTACACGCAGATCGAGAAGACGCCGGCCGCCTGATCGCCGCGCAACCAAATCCAACGGAGAACACTGTGAGCACTGCTATTGCCACGCGCAGCGAGTTCGGCGCGCAAACCACAACCACCGCAGTCGTTGAAACGACTTCGACCGCCGTCGCCGCGCAGGCCAAGGCGATGGTCGAGGCGCGCTACGTGATGGCGATGCAGCGGCCCCGCAACTGGGATCAGGTACGCCAAGACCTGCTTGCCGAGTGCCGTCGGCCGTCCTTCGCGCACAACAAGAGCGCCTACTACCGCAAGCCCATCGGCAAAGGTGTCGAAGGTCTCGGCATCCGCTTCGTTGAGGTGGCGTTGCGCTGCATGAAAAACGTGCTCGTCGAGACGTCGATGATCTTCGAGGACGAGAGCAAGGAAATCCACCGCGTCAGCGTGACCGATCTGGAATCGAACCTCACCTACCCGCTGGACGTGCGCGTCTCCAAGACCGTCGAGCGCGCCAAGCCCATGGATGACGGCTCGTACATCTCGGTCCGGAAAAACAGCTACGAGAAGATGACTTACACGGTCCCAGCCAACGACGATGACCTGCTGAACAAGCGCGCGGCGCAGATCAGCAAGGCGATTCGCACGCTTGGCCTGCGCATCGTGCCGGGTGACCTGCAAGACGAGGCCGAGGAAATCATCAAAGCCGTGCGCATGAACGAAGCCGCGCGCGATCCTGGCGCCGAGCGCAAGCGCATTGCCGATGCATTCGCTGAGATCGGCGTCAAGGCCGCCGAACTGACCGCCTACCTTGGGCACCCGCTGGACACATGTTCGCCCCCCGAATTGGTCGACCTGCGCGGCATCTACGGTGCCATCAAGGATGGCGAGGCCACCTGGAAGAGCGTCATGGATAACAAGGCCGAGCAAACCGGTGCCGGCGGCGACACCACGGGCGCTGAAGCCAAGCAACGACCGGCTTGCAGCGCCGAATCCTTCGACAAGAAGAAAGCAGGCTGGCAGAAGCAGATCGAGAGCGGCGCCAAAACGCCCAACGACCTGATCGCCATGATCGAAACCCGCGAAACCCTGAACGACGAACAGAAGATGGAAATCGCGTCGTGGGTCGCAAAGCCGGAGGGCAAACAGTGACTCTACCCTCTCACATTGAGCAGAAGATCGAGCGCATCCCATTTTCGGGGTGTTGGATCTGGATGGGATATGGAGCCCGATATGGCCAAATTTGGCACGAAGGGAAAGTAGCCCCCGCCCACCGCGTCGTGTTTCTGCTTTCTGGCGGCCAGATCCCCGATGGGATGGAGCTTATGCACTCATGCGACATAGGCCTTTGCGTAAATCCGGGCCATCTGAATCCAGGCACTCACATCGAGAACATGGCAGACATGGTTCGCAAAGGACGTAGCTGCTCTCCGGCAGGAGATGCCCATTGGACTCGGAAAGACCTTGCACGGGCCCGTTCGATTGGCCGACAGAACATCGTCAAAACCCACGCGTCCGGTGCTCTGAACAACAACGCCAAATTGACGCAAGAAATTGCCGACCAGATGCGTGCGGCTCATTCTGCTCAACCAACTTTGTCAATGGAAAAACTCGGCCAAATTTTCGGCATTGGCCGTGAGCAAGCCAGAAAGATCATCAAGGGGGTTGTATGGAAATCGTGAATGTTCTGCAGGGCACGCCCGAATGGGAGCAGTTCCGCCTGACCCATTTCGGCGCCAGCGAGGCGGCCGCCATGCTCGGCCTGTCGGATAAAGTCAAGCGTACCGAGCTGCTGCACATGAAGCACACGGGCCTCGCCAAGGTGTTCAGCGACTGGGTGCAGGAAAACATCCTTGACCACGGCCACGCCGTTGAAGCGATGGCGCGCCCGCTCGTCGAGGAAGACATCGGAGACGACCTGTATCCAGTGACGTGCTCGAAAGGCGTCCTGTCGGCATCGTGCGACGGCCTGACGATGGCTGGCGACACGGCTTTCGAGCACAAGCAATGGAACATCGAACTGGCCGCCATGGTCGAGGCCGGCATCGTGCCCGATACGCATATGCCGCAGTGCCAGCAAATCCTGCTCGTGACCGGTGCCAGCCGCGTGCGCTTTGTCGTGTCGGACGGCACCCGCGATCGCATGGTGTTCGTAGACGTGCTGCCCGATGAAGCATGGTTCGAGCGCATCCGCGCCGGCTGGGCCCAGTTCCAAAAGGATCTGGACACCTATACGCCGGCCGAGAGCGTCGAGAAGATCGAAGCGACGCCGATCATGACGCTGCCGGCACTCGCCGTCCAAATTCGCGGCGAGGTGATCAAGAGCAATCTGCCCGCGTTCAAAGAGGCCGCCGAGCAGTTCATCGCCAGCATCAAGATGGACCTCGAAACCGACGAGGACTTCGTGAACGGCGATGCGATGGTCAAGTTCTGCGATGCCAAGGAAAAAGAGATCGCCATCGCCATGGACGCCGCGATCGCGCAGATGTCCAGCATCGACGAACTGATGCGCACCGGCAACTACGTCAAAGACCAACTCCGCGCGAAGCGCCTGGCGCTCAGCAAGCAGATCGATTTGCGCAAGACGCAGATCAAGGAAAGCGCAGTCGCCGAGCGCCGCCAGAAGTACGCCGAGCACGTCGCCGCGATCAATGCTGAACTCGGCGAGGTGAGCATCGTTGTGCCCGCCCCCGACTTCCTGGGCGCGATCAAGGGACTAAAGACGATCGCAAGCCTTTACGACAAGCTGGATACGGCACTGGCGAACGGCAATATCGCTGCCGACGCTGCGGCGAAGGATCTGCGCGCAAAGCTAGATTGGTACAAGCAGCACGCAGAGTACGCGTTCCTGTTCCGCGATCTGCAGACGCTGATCCAGAAGCCGGCCGAAGACTTCCAACTGGCTGTGACGTCTCGCATCGCTCAGCACAAGCTTGACGAGGCGGAAAAGGCCAAGACTGCCGCGGTAGCTCCAGTTGTTGCCACCATCACGCCGGAGCCGGCCAAGCAAGAGCAGCCGGCGCCATGGGTGGCGACTGAGCGCGCTACCACGACCGGCATCCCCACCCTGCGGCTCGGCCAGATCAATGAACGCCTGGCGCCGCTCTCGTTGACCGCCGACGGTTTGGCAGCGCTTGGCTTCCAGCACGCCGCCACGGACAAGGCCGCGAAGCTCTACCACGAGCATGACTTCCCGCGCATCTGCGCAGCGCTGATACAGCACATCCAAGCTGCTGCGAAGGCCACTCGTCACCAGGGCGACACAGATCTTCCAGCGCGCGCCGCCTGACCCCCAAGGAGCCTGACCATGAATACGAAGCATACCGAGGGGCCGTGGCATGTCACTGGCAAAGGCCTTAGTCGATACGTTGAAGGCCGCGTGCGTCCCGGCGTACTGCAAGAAGTTGCTTGGTGCGGTGCCACTGAAGTGCCCGAGCAAATGGAAGCGAACGCCCGCCTGATCGCCGCCGCGCCGGAAATGCTGGAGGCGCTGGACAACATCGGCGGTCTGTCTCGCGCTCTTCGCGTTGGCGGCCCCGATCCGATGGATTTGCATGAGTTATCGGACGCTCTACAGGAGGCCGTCGATACGGCAAACGCGATTGTCGCCAAAGCCACCGGAGCCAGCCATGTGTCTCAGCAGTCAAACACCCCGGCCTGAAGGCCGGAGCTTGTGGAAAGATTCACTAGCTCGAGTTTGACCAGACCAAGCGCCGCGAGGCGCTACGTTGTGTAGAAGACAGCAGACCCCGTTCCGGCGGGGTTTCGTTCGTCATAGGCAAAAGCAATCGGTGTGGATAGCGAAAATCAATCACGTGATTCGTTGCATGACCTACAATTCATTCAACGAACTAATTGTCGTTCGCTCACGATAGGGGATGATGATGAAGATGCACCCGAAACCGATGGTCCGCCACGCGCAAGTGCGCAAGTGCGCTGCGCTGGTAGTGACCGAGCGCGGTAACGCCGAATTCTGATCATGAAGATCACCACCAAATTCTCCCGCCTAGCGGATTTCAAGGCCGGCGTGCGGGTTGAGTACCGCGACGCGCACGGGCAGCTCCAGACGGGCACGATCACCGACACATCGGGGCTTGGGTACGAGGTCGAGCGCAATAATGCCGATGGCTCGACCACGAAGTGTCGCCCGATCTTCGCGTTCGACATCACACGCATCATCTGACAACAGCCCGCCGCGTGCTGGCATCATCACATCCAGACCATGACCATGACCACCAACCAAGCCATCGAGCGGCAGGCCGAGCAGGCCAACGCCGCCACCGCGCTCCAGCAGGCGCTGGCGAAGCAACCGCAGATCGAGACCGGCCTTGACCTGCTGGGCGAGGGCTTCCTGGGCGACGTAGCCGTCGAGTTCTACGGCAAGCTCTACGACTTCGGGCGCGGGCCGGCCGTCGACATGGAGGACATTGCGCTCGCCGGCACGACCGTCAGCATGCGCACGCTGGTGAGCGTGAAGCGCTGGACGGAGATCGAGACGCAGATTCTCGATCGCATCCTGCGCAACCTTTAAGCAACGTTTAACAGTTCACGCCCGCCGCGCGCGGGCTTTCTCAACCGCAGCACATTCAGGAGTGATCATGGGCATCATCAAGCTCGCGATCGGCAGCATGTTCGGCTCCACCGAACAGCCCAGCCAGATCGGCACGACCAAGCGCAACGGCGGCAGCGTGGCCCGCGACAAGCGCGCCGCCCGCAAGGCCCGCAACGCGATGAAACCGTTCGACTCCAACCAATTCCAGGCAGGCGCCACGGCGCTCACGCCGTCCGGCCGCAAGGTCACGTTCATCGCCTTCATCGCCAGCGTGCCCGTCATGTATCCGATTGTCGCGCACATCGAGGGCGATGATTGGCTCACGTCGGTCAGCATCGATGGGGTGTTGCAGAACACCATCCAGCTCACCATGGCGCCGGTCAAACGCACGGTGTTCGTGAACCTGTACCGCGAAGACGACGGTCGCATCGTCGCGTCCCACGAGACGCACAGCAGCGAGGATGAGGCCACATACGATCGCCTGTCCTCCGACTACATCGGCGCATTCCCCATCGAGATCGAGGAATGACAGGATTCGGCATGCGCCTGTGGCGCCGCCGGCATGGGCTGACCCAGGCACGTGCAGGGGAGTGCCTGGGCCTCCAGGCCGTGACGGTCAGCCAGTACGAGCGCGGCGTGCGCCGCGTTCCACACGTCGTCGCACTGCTGTGCGGCGCCTACAACCACCTTGCGGGCATGGGCAACTCGACCGAGACGACCCTGACCGCGCTGGAGAATGCAAGTGCTGAAAACCATTCTTGAGCAGTACCGCAACGGCGAGCGCGGCTTGCCGACGTATGACGAACTGGCGGCCATCGTCGGCGGCGATCACGATGGGCATGCGCAGATCAACGGTGGCGCCTGCCGCGCGCAGGCTGAGGCGCAGCCGGTGGCTTGGGTGCGCTATTGCAGCGATAGCACCTTCGAAGACCCGATCATGGATACCGACATCCGCATGGCCGGCGCTCGCCGAACGTCTGGAGCCTGGACGCCGCTCTATGCCCATCCCTCCGCAGAGGCTAGGTCGGTGGGGCTGGGCCGAAAGGAGAGCCTCGATACGGCCGAAATGCTGGAGATGCGGATCACAGAGGCGATGACCCGCCTGGACGAGGCGAAGGCAGAAGTTAAAGAACTTCGCCTCGCCCTGGCCATCGCACGCGACCAAATGCGCTTCATGGCGAACTGGTTCAGGCACAGCTCGCCGGCCGAGCATCGTTTCGCAGAGAGCGCAATCACCATCGTGAATGCCGTGCTTGAACGAGGAGAGCCGAAATGATCGAGCATACTGGGTCCTGAAACGCTCGTCGGCCCGTTCCCCGGCGCTGTACCGCCTGCGCGGCCCGTTGGGTTCATTGAGCAATGGGAACTAGACCAGCTTAAAAATGGGTGCGTGGCCCGAGTATTCCCGACCAAAGATGAGCCACACGATGTGGCGCTATTCACCCACCCCGAAGCATCGGCGACGGGGCTGAGTGATGGCTGGAAGCAAGCCGCTGAATGGGTGCGCGACAACTATCAAGACTACGCAAACATCGCTTCCCTGGTCGATGCGATGCTCGCCCGCGCCAGCGCCGCGACTGCCTGCGTTGCCTGTGAAGGTTCGCCATCTTCTGAAAACAACCCCTGTGCCGTGTGCGGAAGAGCCGCGACTGTGGGCGAGGCGAGCGTAGCCGACGATGACGTTTTTACATGGCTCGAAACTGAGATTTCTGCTGTCGATTGTCGGTACCGCGGAGACCCTAGCTACGACCACGACGCCTATTGGATGCGAGAACGTGTTTTGAAGTTGGTGAAGGAAGCCAAGGACGTATTTGGCAAAGTCGCCCAGCAGCAGGCCGAGCCGGAGCGATGCCAGCAAAAGTTACGCATCGCTGGGAAACCTTACCCGCGCACGTGCCGGCAATGTGGGCTAGGACCATGTAGTGAAATTGCTCCGCAGCAAGCCGCCCAGCGGCAGGTATCCGCTGTGGGCGAGGCGAACAAATTGATCGGTAAGCCCACGCCCGATAAGCTGATCGGCCCCGAAGGCGGAGCGCAGATCGAGTGGCCGCCCTTGGTTGGCTGCCCCTATTGTGGAGGCGCTGGCGCAGTGAATCGAGCCAAATATGCAGAAATCACTGCTGGATCGAACGACGAGCGCCGACTCATGCAATTGGCAGCGATCAGCACAGCGGCATTCGGCTATTGGAAGGACGGCGACAATATCCACCCCGATTACGATTCGACAGCGCTGCGTGACACGGCCAAGCTCTACGCGAAGTATGACGAGCTATTCAAAGCCGCCCAGCAGCAGGCCGAACCCCGGCAAGACAGGCGCCGTTCTTTCGAGGTAGCTGAGGTATCACGCGGCAACGACATCACACGCGGCGATGATGGTCTGTACGTCAATCAGTTTGTGCAGGAGCGCTGGGAGGATTTCGACACTCAGCAAGCCGGGCCGGGGGCGGATGAGACCAATCCAATTTTGCTGTGGGCCGAAATCCACCGATTGCGCGCGGAAGCGCAAGGCCCTGATGGCTGTGTGACTTGGAAAGATGCTGCTATCGCAGAGCGTAAATTGCGCGTCGCAGCCCAGTCCGGCCAGCGGGCTGGCGTGGCACCGGAATACGTAATGGTGCAGCGTCGTATGCGTCCGACGCGGCGACCTGAAGGTGAAGGCTGGACGGATTGGGAAGAGTGTTCGGAAGACATCGCACGTGATTGCGAGCGAGTGCCAGTATTTCACGGCCAGCAACACGAAGTCCGCTGGCTGTTCGCCGCCCAGTCAGGCCAGCGGGCGGGCGTGGCGGGGGATGTGATTGAAGCCGCTGCCAAGAAGCTGGCGAAGGATTTCGATTGCCCGTGGGAGCACATGCCCGCGCAATGGAAAGACGACTTCAGAACGAAGGTGCGCAGCATTGCTGCCATGCTCGCCGCCCCCACAAAATGAAATGCTGGAAACACGCAGCACCCGCAGCCATTGGAGAGAGCGGACATGAGTAGAACGACTGTGAGCGAAATCCTGTTTGGCGACAGGAACAAGGAAGAGCGTGCGCTGCTTCTGCACTGGTGCGAACTGGCCGCGTCTCAAGGTGGGTCGTTCAGCATCACCGAGCGCTGGACGGGCAACTGGCTCCAGGTATTCACGATCAATTGGCCCGATGGGGACAACGCCGCCCACGGAGAGAGCCATGAGTGAGCCGAAGCTGTTGCCGTGCTCGAACGAGGGGAGTCGAAATGATCGCGCATACTGGTCCTGAAACGCTCGTCGGCCCGTTCCCCGGCGCTGTACCGCCTGCGCGGCCCGGTGCGTATCGCGCCGAGATGAGATCGGGCGTCTTCGTTTACCAGTATTGGAGCGGATCGGAGTGGGGCGCGCCAAGGCTCACAGCGGACGACGCGTACGCGTGGCGCAGCGTCGCTGCCGGGCGTCAGTGTGCCCGGTGGTGGGGTCTGGGGGAAAAGCAATGACCGCCCAACAACAAGACGACGAATACATCCGTGGCTACAACGACGCATACGCCGCGCTAGGTCGCCGCGTCAAACCCGAGCAGCTACGCCAGGAGATCATGGGCCGCATCGCCGCAGGCACAGGCCCGGACGCCACGGCGTACAGCAACGGCGCGATGACCGCTGTGCTCGAATGGATCGCAAGGAGCGTGCACTGATCATGGCTGACCAAGATAGAACCAAGGGTAAGAAAGCCCCCAAACTAGTCGGCCCGTTTCCGCGCGGCACGAGGCCATGGCGCCGCGGCGCGTACAAAACGATGCCGAAGCCAAATTCCAATATGGTCGGTTTCCAATATTGGAATGGGGCATATTGGGGGCTTATCAGATCGACGCCTTACCTAGCCAAAAAAAATGGGCGTACGCGTTCGTCCCACCAAAAGCCTAAATGGTGGGGTATCGCCACGATGGAGCAGCAGTACCGGGTACCGATTGATGAGCCCGGCCTAAATACGGAGGGCGATACTGGCGCCGAGAAACCCGACGCGGTGCTGGCATGACACCCACACAACTGGAACTATTTGGAGATTGAAATGGGGCGCAAACGGCGCGAAGGCGCAGCCTTCAAAGAACAGGCCCGCGGCGCATCCTCGATCGCCGCCTGCAAGCCATGCGCCGCGCCGGGAAGATTCGTTATGACTGCAAGCGCGGAGCAATGCCACCTGGATGGGTGATTTTTGGCGACTGAGCAGGCTTCAAGCCGGCTCGAAAATCTGGTACGCGATAACACCAGAATCTGTGAGAATGCTGGATGTGATCGTGAACGACGTACCTGCCGTCCGAGCCGAGACACGCATGATGCCCACTGAGTTGTTGTCCTGGGCTGTGAGGAAAATACGGCTGTTCGCGGTCACAGATGTATTGCTTACCACTGCGACACCAGAACTGAGCGTAGCCACACCCTGTTTTGCGTTTGCCCCCTCCACAACACGATAACCGGCGCCCACTGCAGTGACTGAGACTGAACCGTTAAACTGGCCCTGGGTGCCGTTGTAGTCAGCCGATAGGCCGGATAGCAGCTTTCCAGCGATGGTGTAGTTGCCGCTGTTGTCGAGTTGCTCTACCACCGTCGAGCCGATAGTAAGTTTTCGCATGCTCTCTCCTTACGCTAGCTCAGCACGCGACACGATGGCAGACCATTTCGTGCCAACTGCTGAATCAACACGTTGTTTGACCGTGATATTGAGCGCAGCACCGGTGCTGGCATTTATGCTCAGCGACACATCTACCGCATTGGTGCCAGTGCCGAGACCTGGATCCACATAAGAGAAGTCGACAGATTGCGCAACGATTACGGCTGGCGTGCCAGCAGCCAATACTGCAGGAGCCTGCACTACCGCTGTGAGCGTCCACCATCCTCCGCGAATGTTGCCGCCGCGCGCTTCTACACGAATTTGATACGTCGTCATCGAACCGGCCGTCACTGGAATGTCAGTGGTGACGCCATCGACATGGCTTGGCAAGAGATGGGTGGATTGGTCCGAGAAATATGCCCCCATGTATATGCGGTCGTCTTGGACCAAAGGATTTGTGCCAACCGATGAATCCCGATAGGCCCAGTTGACTGAGTTTCCAGCCATTACAGAACGCGCCTTATATCCACCCATAAGAGCGGAGTAGGCATTGGAAGAATTGACAGTGCCGGTGTTTCCCAGGGCAATGCTGTTGTCTGACGACACAGTATTGCCCTGGCCGATAGCGAGCGCGTTTGCGCCGCTTACGGTATGTCCACGGCCAAGCGCCACAGAAGCGGTTCCTGAAACTGTTTGACTCTGCCCAGAGGCGATGCCATACGTTGCAGTGACCTTGCAGCGTTCCCCTGCGAGAACGGCAGCAGTGGTTCCGGAGACTTTGCTATAAAGTCCCCCCAGAATCACTGAACCATTACCCGCGCCACTACGTATCTCGTTGCCCGTTCCACCCAGAATTGCGCTATAGGCGATACTGCCGGTGATGTAGTGTGCTGATCCACCGAAAATCATGGTATGGCCTGGCGTTCCATCTTGATCATCGATGCGCGAGTGCGCGCTCGATACAATATGGTTCATCAGGCCAGACTGGATGCTGTTGTCATAGCCGCCATGGATAGATCCATAGCTAGGTGCTTGACCACCAGTGGCGATAGCTGCGTATGGATCCTCCGCCCGGATATACTCGCCGCTATTCAGGGCCGTACCCAGCGTGATGGCCACAGTGCCACCACTGATAGTGCCGGTCCATTGCGTACCTGTCGGGCCGCTCGCGACATAGGTCAGCACTGCTACGGTTCCATCAGAAATCTTGCGCGTCAATTTCAGATCAGACACGTTGCCGCTGACGGGAAGCGCATTGAACGTGTACGAACTGCCAGCACCCAGGAAATATTGGGTAGCCTTGGTGTAGCCGATCAGCTGTGTATCAAGCCCATCACCCCCGCCTGTGATGGTGACAGAAGAAGTGGTCGGCAGAATCGATGCAAATGCTGTGTTGGGTGCTACGTTGTTTGCGCCTGCCGCCGGCACAAAAATGAGGGCGCTCTGGTTTGTGCTTCCGGATATTGGCATTGCGATCCCCGTTCAGAGATATTGAATATCAAACCAGCAATCAGCAGACCCAATGGTCTTTGTGGGGCCGGTTGAACTGTTTGTAACAACAATGCCGTTGGTGAATTTGCGGCCAACACTACCGAAATACAGAGTGTATGTACCGCTAGCTGGGATTTGGACAATCAATTCAGGTACCGCGCCATCGGCTGGCAATGCCGCAGCATCGTGAAATTGAATAAATTGAGGTGAGCTTTTGCTGTTGAAAATGGTGGCGCCTACCAATTGGCCGGCACTTGATTTGCAGATGAGATTCGAAACGTACGATCCAGAAGGATTGCGCGCATTGGATGGAGCGTTAGGTGATGATCCACTGATCGCCGCGATGGTTTCGTCATCCAATGCAACTACTGGAACAGCCTGACCAGCCTGCGGACCAGCTGATTCTATCTTGTAGATGAGCACCTGGTTAGGTGCTGACAGGGTGACCAAGGTGCTCATGATTTATCCCTAGGGTTATTATTGAATAGTTCTATAAATTTCCCATGCTTACTATTTGCAGCAGGATTATAGTGCACGTAGATAGAGAAATAAACCTAGGGAAAAGATAATCAGCATACAGGTCTGGGCAAGCCCAACACCCCGCAACACGCGACGCAACCCCACGATCGAAATGCCAGGCAGCTACCTCAACGCGGCATCAAGGCGTCGTAGTCGCGCTCGCACTGGAGGCCGGCAACCCTGAGCTTGTCGGCGTAATCGCCAAGCTGTCCCGCAGCGTCGTCAGTCCGGCGGAACACGTCGATGAGCACATCGAGGGGGTCGCCACCAGGCTGGCCCGCGCCGTTGCCGGCAGGGGTGGAATGGTCGCCTGCACGGACGCGCCGCTCAAGTTCGGTGATACGGGACTGCAGGCGACCAGCAGCATCGCGAGCGGCAGCAAGATCAGCGGCAGCCACCGTGGTTTGGTGTTGGGCTTCATTGGCATTCTCCGTTTGTGCCAGGACGCGGCGGTCGCCCTCGTCCTTGGCGGCCTTCACGTCGGCGAGACGTTTGTCTTCAGCCGCTTTTGCCGCGGCGTCGAACTTGGCCTGCACGCGCGCTGCTCCAGCTTCATAACCCTGCTGGTAGATATGGTGGTGCAGGCCGGCCAGCGCGGCGCCTAGACCGATGACCAGTGCCGCGATACCGCCGAGTTTGATCCAGTCGATGGTCATGGGGTGACTCCGTTGCAGGTGTAGGTGCCCCAGCCCATGTACAGCGGCTGATGCTTGAACAGGATCCACCTGGGGTACATGCGGCTGTACTCGAAATTCTTGGGGCTCTGGCCGCGGTTGATCCATTCGGTGGTGCCGAACCAGCGCAGCGGTAGAGGCGAGCGCGACTGCGCGCGCTGCACGAATCCGAGACCGGCGTTGTAGCCCTTCAGGGCCGCTGCCCATCGTTCGCATGGCGTCTCTCCCTTGACCCGCGCGTATAGCCACGCGTCGTAGCGCACCAGCGCCCGGATGGCCCAGCGCGGGTTGTAGGGGTCAGGCGCCCCCAGCTCGGGGTAAGCGCGTACCACCATCTGCGTGGTGGTGTCCATGAACTGCGCAAGGCCACGGCCGTTATCCCAGGCAGTTACTCCCGGACGCCAACCGGACTCTTGGTGGATCTGGCCAGCGAACATCGGAATCGGCGCGCCGACGCCGTACACAGCCTGGGCTTCGCGGATCAGCGCGGCGCGGTATTGCAGCGCGGCGGTCGGCATCGCTGCCTCACATTTGCAGGTGGAGAGCAGCAGGAACAGCGGCGCGCAAATGGCCACGGCGAGGATGGTTCGCACGACGCGGCGCCAGCGGCTCATAGCCCCAACCCCACGGCAAGCATCGTTGCACCCATCACGATCGCACGTCGCAAACATTCATGCGGTGTACTGGAGGTAGTGATGCGAGTCTGGAATGCATGACGGTCGATCCAGTATCCGCTGTGAGCCGCGATCGATACATTGCCGAGTTTCCACAGCACGGTCTGCAGCTGCGGCTCCAGGTCATAGGTGCGGAGCGCGATGCAGGCAGCATAGGTCGCCAGCGACCAGGCCAGCCAACCGGCCATGCGAGTCAGATTGCGTTTGGACATCAGAACCTCCTGGTGAATATCATGTTGACTCATTTCCCAAACCACATGTGCTGCGCGGCCGCCGTGAGCACAGCGCCAACCATCGCGCCCATGCTGGTCAGAACCCACAAGCTCCCCTTGCCCTGATTCGCCATCGCCAGCAAGTTCTTGAGATCGGTGCGCATCTCGTTCATTGCTTTGTCTTGCTCATCCAGCCGCGCCAAGACACGACCGAATTCAACAGGATCAATAGTCGCCATCACCATCCCCCTTATGGTTTGAGCACCGCGACATTCAGCGTGCCAGACGGGATCGTCTGCGAGCCGCCCGACACGTTGTAGATGATGACGGTGACGTTATTGCTGGATGACACGTAGCCCGTGATCATGCAGTTCGCGCTGCCGATCAGACTTGAAAGCCCCGCGATCACCCTATCACCCGCGACTGCACCAGGCACCGCAACAGTCGTGCTGGCTGGCGTGGAGTTCGCAATCGTCCCTGGGTTCCACGCGCCGGAATACGAATTAACGGTATTGGTTATCGTCGCAAACTCATTGCCAAGTACGATGCCAATCGAGCCAGTGCCGTTGTCAGTGACAGACATAGAACCATTGACCGTGCCGCCTGTAGCGCAGCGATTTCCAACCACGCGAGCGTAGGATGCGCCGGTAACAGAAAATGTCGTGCCGGTGGCCACAGTGCCACTGACTTGGTTGTTCTCTAAGATGATTTCGCCGCCCATCAGCGGCGCGCTAATGGCACTCAGGAAGGACGAGGCGGCCCCGCGAAATCGGCAGTTCTTGATAGTGGTGCCGACACACTTATTAACGCCGTTACCGATGACCATGCCATAGGACGATCCTGGTGTGCCGGGCACATTCAGCGCGTTCACATCTAGCCCATCTATGATCGCGCCGTTGGTAGTCTCGAAATCCGGTACATCCTTGAAAACACCGATCCATGCGGCAGTTCCGGCAGAATTAGGAGCCGGATTGATAATACCACCATTGATATTGCAAGCCGCTTTCAGATAGAACCCATATTGGAACGTCTCCATATCCATCTGGTTGAAATCGATCATCAATCCAGCCTGGTGGTTAACACCGATATTGAATCGGATGAAACTACAGTCCCAGCAACTGATATGCTCAGGCCCTAGCAATCCGCTCGAATAGGTTGCTGCTGTTGTGCTGAGACCAGTGCGCTGTAGAATCGTAGGGGCATTGTCACCATTCGCCGTAATATTGCGGAAAGTGCATTGAACCACAGAGCCCGCCAGGTTAATCACCTGGCTTACATCGGTGCAGCCTACATTCTCAATATTAACGCGGAAGAAGTCTTTCAGACTGAATGCGCCACCAAAACGGCCGCCTGTGCCGATCTCCACATCGCGTACTGTCAGGCCGCTGTTGTAGACAACAGCTGCGCCTGACGCGACGCCTGGAGCATTGAATGCGAACAGACCGTCGCACGTATTGTTGTACGACTTGATACCGAGCTTTTCGATCACACAGGCCGGCCGCCCAAGGCCGAACGTGCTAGGGAAATTAAACGCTGAAACACCATTGCAGAGAATGACGGAGGATTGCGGACTGTCGCCGAATACACCGGCAAGCGGCGGCATGATCGCCGTGCCAATTTTGCAGATGCCGGCTGGGAAATAGAGCCGCTTACCGAGCGCGTCCAGCGGCGCCTTGGCATTGTTGATGACTGTGCTGTCGTCCGTCACGCCGTCAATCTTGGCGCCGAATTGTTTGGCCGACACGAAGCTCGTCGTGATGATCAATTTCCAGCGGCCACCATCGGTGGCAACGATGATAGTGCCGCCATTGTCGGCGCTGCTCGTATCGGTCGGGTCATACCAGTACGCGCCACCGCCGCCATCACCTGCGGCGTAATAGCCTGTGACGAATGCGCGGGTATAGGTTGTTTTCGAGAGCGCACGCAGAACTGCAATGCTATCCACGACACGCCCGACGCGACTGAGAAATTGCTGGTCGAGGGTCGTCCCATCGAAACCGATTTGACTGGCACCCCCGGCCCCGGTCTGGTTGAGCAGCGGATTCGTGTAGTTCGGCAACGAGAGTGTCAGATTTCCGGCTGAATCGTTCACCGCCAACGAATACGAGGCAGCATTCACGAACACCGGTTGTGGCGTCCCGTTGAGCGTGACATATCCGTTGGAGGTTGAGAGCGGCTGCGACATGGGGATCGTCATCGCAGCGTCTTGATAGACCGTCAGCTGGTTCGTCACCGGGTTGGCATTCGCAACCCCGATGTAGACGTGGCCGCCCTGCAGCGGTTTACCCGTCAGATCAGTGAAGAATGCGATGGGATTGAGAACCATGTTTCCCATATATCACCTGTTCGTATTGTTGTTGGATGTCGATTGTGTGGATTCAATGAGACCCATTAGAAAGCGCTGACGCGCCATCGGATCATTAGCTCCAGATGCATTGCGCGCGCCATCATAGAGACGCCTGAACGCAGATGAATTTGCCGTGGCCTTGATCGTCTGCTGTGATGGCGTTGCACCTTCTCTGGCAAGCTGTTGAAATTCTGGAGATGCGATGAGCTGATCGGCAGCCTTCATCACGTCAGGCTTGCCGCGCGACAGAGCGCTGATGACGGCATGACTCAGGCCGGCGCCAACCGGCCCAGCGACATGCGCCGCGCCCGCTGAGATCGCTGTACCTACATGCCCGACAGCTGCCTCGCGCGCGGTGTTCATGACCTTGCCAACCAGGGTATCAGCATGCGCATTCAGTTCTTCTCGTGCGGCCATGATGCGGCCTGTGGTGATCGATTCGCGCGTTGCATCCGAGACGCCGCGCGAAACCTTCGCCAGATCGAGTAATTGCGTTCTGGTTTCGGCCGGCAGGTTGCCCATGACAGCATTGAACGCGGCCGAGTTTTTCTTCAGGCCATCCATCCAATCGGCGAATGATTTGAAATTCAGGTCGCCGTTTTTGGTCGCCTTCCCGAATGCGTAACCTAGGCCGCTGGCAGTCACCTGTTGGCGCATGCTGGCGGGCACTGACTTGAGTAGCTCGATCAGCTTCGTCTCATCGCCCTTGGGCAGAGAAGACATCGCAGTGCCGAGTTTGCCGACCACGGAATCGCCGAGCTGCTTGCCGAATAGAGATGTGAGATCGTCCTCGACGCTCTTGCGCATCTGCACCGCGGAGCGCGCTGCGTCGAATTTCTCAAGCGCACCGGGGACGCTGGATAGCGCGCTGCGCTGGTCTTCAGAGACGCTCTTGTAGAGCGCCTTCAGTAGACCACTGTCGGCATCCTTGAATGGGCCCTGATTGCGCAGTCCGGCACCAATGTCGCGGCGCACGTCATCCAGCAGCGCGTATGTCGGTTGCTGGTATTGGGTTGGCATCCCCACATCAGCCGCGCGCACCGGCTGCCCATTGATCGTAATGGGCGACTCTTTCGGCGATAACTTCGCCTGAATCATTTTTTCAATGGGCGATAGATTCTTCGCACCACCGAGATCTGTCGCGCGCTGCTGAACGAAATTGAGCACGTTCTGGGCTTGGGCCGGCATCTGTGCCGGCACGTCCTGCTTGATCGATTTGTAGAGCGACTCAGCCTTCTGGTCGAGCTGCTGCTGCATCGTCATGAGTTCGCTCTTGACCTGCGACGAGAGCTGGCTCAGATCGCGCGTGCCGCCGGCATCCTCGATGATCTGCATGGCGCGCTGCCCGACCGCCTGCAGGCCCTGCATTTCCTCTGCGCGCGCCAAGCTACCTGGGGTCGATTTGATGGCCTGCGCCAGCTCGCGATACGCCTGGTTGGCCGTCAAATGGTCCGGTTGCAGGTTGTCGGCAATGCCCAAGCGCTTGGCTGATGCCAATGTCTCCGCGTCTGGCGCCCCCTGGGTTGCCAGCACCTCGCGCGCAGTGCGCTTGTCCAGGCCAAACGGCTTGCCCTCGGCGCCGACGGCCTTGCGAGCCTGCGCGGCGAGCTCCTCGGGGGTCATGAACTGCTGAGCCGCAGATGATAGCGGGGAAGCAGCAGGGTTGACCGTGCTCGCGGATTGGCTTGCAGCGGCAGCATCCTGAGCAGCAGATTGCGCTGGTGCTGCTGTAGTAGCCGGCACGGCCTCTGCCGGTTGCGCGGCGGTAGCCGCAGCCTGAGCATTCGACCCAGGAATTATCCTGGCGCCTGCGGATGGCTGCATAGCCTCATCAATAGCGGAAGAAATGGCACTTCTCTGCGCTATCGAAGTTGCCGGAGTTTGCGAGATCTGGCGATCAATTTCTCCGAGACGTTGCACAGCGCGCGAACCAGCTTGGGCCGCATCTAACTGCCCCTGCAGGTTTGCCAGCATCTGCTGGTGCGCAGTCATTTCTCCGGAGAGTTGCTTCTGGGCTAGCGCGCGAGCATCCCCGAATTTCATGCCATGATCCTGCAATTCGCGCGTGCGCTCTGCGACAGAATCAAAAGCGCGCTGCTCAAGAACTGAAATCTGATTCGCTAGAGAAGGATCGCCTTTCGACGGGGCATTTGCCGCGATTGGCAAAAGATTTTCCCGCTCCCTTTCAAGTGCCGTCAATGCCGGATTTGTGACCTGCGGCATCCCTGGATTAACCTGCGCTGCTAGGCTAGGAGTGGGTGGCTGAGCAACTCCAGTCGACGCAATATCAGGTGCGGCGACCTGGGCATTCGGCTGCGTCGGCGCTACCACGGGTTGTGCAGATTCGGTGCGCTGGGCCGTCGGTATGGGGTTGATAGCTGCGTCAGCTGGTCTGGCACTGGCGCCATCTGGCAGCGCCGGCTCAGTGCGCCCGGCTATCGCCGCAGCTCCCGCTGGCGCTTCATTCGCGATGACCTTCATCACGCGCGAGGCGGCAGCCGGCGAGAGCACAGTCGTCAACAGGTTGGCAGCGAGTCCAAGCGCCTGACTGCCGGTGGCCTGGTGCACGGCCTCGCCCACGGCGCCGCCAGCGGCACCAGAAGCCACCATGGTCGGAATCGCCTTCAGGGCCATGCCAGGAACCGGCACAGTAAGCGCGCCTGCGCCGCCAGCACCGGCCTGCAGCACCCTCTCGGCATCTGTCTGGGCCGTCGGCGCGCCAACCTGGTTCAGCCGATAGTTGGCCGTTTCCTGCAGCGTTGGCGAGTTGTCAGGCACCGTTTTCGGTGCGCCAGCGAGCGGATTCGGGTTCTGTGCGCCCGGCATCGAACTAGCCAGATGCGTGCCGGTCAGCTGGTCGATCGCGTTGACGAAGCCGCCGCCAGTGCCGATCGCTTTGATGGCATCCATCGGCATGTTGGCAATGGCCTTGCCCTTCTCGTAGTACTGATCGATCGCGGAGGACAGGCCTTCGACATAGCCACGCGCGGCGATGCCACTCTCACGGCCGGCGGTGGCCGGTGGTGCTGGCGTCAGCTTTGCGCCGGATGGCAGCCGCAGAGCGCCATTCTTCACGTCCTGCTGAAACTGCGCAGCATCTGCGTCAGACATGTGGCCATTATTAAACGCGTCGACGAGTTGCTGCGGCGCCGTCGGAGTTTGCGATTGCTGTGCCTGTGACTGATTAACGCTCATGCCAGCCGGCAAGACCACACGGCCGCTCTTTACATCCTGCTCGAACGCATGCGCATCGTCCGGCGTCATCTTGCCGTTCTGATAGGCATTGAAGAGCTGCGCGAGGGGTGATGGACCGCTTTCACCACTGCCCGGCGCTGCGGTGACGGTCGGCGCCGCCTGTAGCTGGTAGGGATTCTGACCGTTGGCCGACGAATCTCCCCACGATGGCGTCGCGTTTGCGTTGTTCGGAGAGGAGCCGGTGACGCGCTTCACGTACGCCATCGTCTTCGGACCCCAGGCATCGCGATTCGTGCCGCCGTGATACTCGGCGGTGGCCAAGATCGGGTTGCCGCCATTCCGATCGAGCGATTGTTTCAGCAGGTAGGCTGCCCCGTAGGCTGCTGTCTGCGGGCTCAGATAGGGATCGACACCGGTCTGTTTGATGATCGCATCGCGCGTGCTCGGAATGATCTGGTATGGCGTCGCCGCATTTGCGCCACTAATCTGGTCGGCGTTGCTCTTCTCGCCCTTCGTGCGGATGCTCGAGAGCCATTGTGCAGGGATGCCTACCGCGGCAGCGGCCGACTGATCTGCCTGATCGTAGGCTGGGTCTTTGAAACTGGAGGGGAATGCGCTTGCGTTGTATCCGTTCGGCATCTCACCGCCCCGGCGTCAAGTACTTGTTGTAGCGCGCCAGCGAGCCATTCAGCGTCGTTGGATATGCCTGTCCTGGAGCCTGCTGCCCAGGGAGCTGCGCGGCGCCTGGATTGCCAACCTGCACGCCAGGCCCCGCCGTCGGCGAATCGAATGCTGACGGCGTGGTAGCCAATGTGGCGAGCCGAGACTTGCTGAAGTCTGCGTAAGACGTGCCCTTCGCGACCTGCTGGCCGCCGACAGCTGCATCATGCGTGGCCGGCCCCATGTATCCGAATGCTGATCCCCATGCTGCTTTCCCTTCGTCAGCGCGAGCTTGGCGCAACTCGACGTTGCGCATCGAATTCAGGAATTGCTCAATCTGGTCTGGATTGGCGTTGGCAGACGGGAATCCCTGCTGCAGCACACGCAGGTCAGCATCGGTTGTGCGGCCGCCCTGAACCGCAGTGAATATCGACCCATTACGCAGTGCGTTGTATTCAGTGCGCAGCGAGTTCCAATCATCCTGACCACCAAACACGCCTTGCGCGCGCGCGCGCATATCAGCGGCGGAACCACTCGTCCAGCGTCCCTGCTGTTTCAGGGAATCGATGTTGCTCAGCGCGTTCTGGATGCGATCTGCTTGCATGCCATGCTGCACGCTATCCATGGCCGAATTGTTGACGATCTCGGCCGTGTTGCCGCGCATGTTAGGCACGTTCTGGGCATAGTTCAATTCGCGCAGTTTCAGATCGACATTGGTGTGGAATTCCTGTTGGCGCAGCCCGAATTCGGCCGCTCGGTTGTCGATCTCGCTCTGGATGTTCCGTGCCTGGCCCTGCGTCACGCCCAGGTCGGCGACAGCCTGCGCTGGCGCGGTGGATGCCTTGGCTTGCGCAATCGTGGCGTTGGCGTTGGCGGTGCCAACGGTGGCCGGCGTGGTCATGAAGTTGCCGAACATCTGGGCGAATTCGTTCGGCGGCAGCACCGACGAGAGCGTCGCGCCCATCAGTCCAGTGGCTGCCTTGGGGTCATTCTGGATCTGCCCGATCAGCGTGTCGGCGTGCCGCAGCTTCTGCTGCACTGCGGGATCGCTGGGGTTGGGATTCGAATTGACCAGCGCGTCCTTCTGCTGTTGGACGATATTCAGCGCGAGATCTGGTCGGCCATTGAGCATTGCCGAGTACGCCTGCGCCATCGGTTGGATGACCGCCTGCCGCTGCCCAAGCTGACTCATGTCGAACGAACTGGAAATCGCGGCATGCTGGTCCGGGAACATCGCGGAGAGCGCAGCGAAATTCGATGGCGTCGGGTTTTGCAGCACCTGCTGGAGCATCCCAGGGTATGCCTGCTGGCGCGCCACCTGCAGGCCGGTGAGCGTCGATTGCGCTTGCGCTTGCTGGGTCTGAGCGCCGATCAGACCGGTCTGCGCGTTCAGATTTGCCGCTTTCAGGAACGAGCCGACAGGATCGGCCTGGATCTGCATCCCTGTATAGTTTGCTGCCTGCGGCAGCGCGGACGAAATATCAGGCATGGCGCGCCTCAGTTGAACAGCGGAGTGTTGAACAGCCCAGTCGTCGAGCCATTCGTTGAGATGCCGCCGGCGTTCAGGTATGCCGGGGCGGAGAATGAGTAATTGCCGTTCGAGCCGTTCGCATACTGGCCGAATGCACTCGACACGCCATTGATCGCGCTGTTGATGGCATTGCTGGTACCAATGGTGCCGCCGGCCTGCGCAGCGCCCTGCTGCCCCAGAAGATTAGTGATGTTGCTGCCGGTATTCATCGCCGCCTGCCCAGTGCCAGACGCTGCGTTCTCGCCCAGGTTCAGCAGATTGCCGTACTGGTTGACCAGGCTCTGTGTACCGGACAACGACGTCCCTAGGTTGCCGATTTGCGTCTGCATGACATTCGATAGCACCTGCTGCGGCAGATAGCCGAGAGAGGCGATGGTATTGCCATTGCGGAGGGCGCCCGTCGCGCTGGCATTGGCCAGGATGGATTGCTGACCAAGATCCATCGCAGTGGCGTATAGAGGACTGCTGGTGAGGCCAGAGATCGCAGATTGCTGCGCGGCCTGCCCATTCGCGCCCGTCAGGTTGTTCAGTTGACCGAGCGTGCTGCCGTACTGCCCGACTGCTGAGTTGTAGCCAGACAGCGCACCAGTGCCAGCGTCGACATAGGGCTGCAGCAGCCCGCGCAACGTGTTGAATTGGTAGTTCTGCTGAGCAATCCCAGATTGGGTCGCATTCGCCTGCGTGTCGGCCGCAGACTGCGCGCCATTGGCGGAGATGACGCCACCGGCAATTGCGCCTATGCCGCCCACGACGGAAGCCGTGATTCCGAGGCTCATTTCTCATCCTCCTCGGAATCGACAGGGCCAGCTGGCGCGCGCAGTTCTTCAGCACGGCGTTGGTTCATCAACTGGATGTTGTCCTTGCCGCCCAGCAGTTCGCTGACCGTGGATTCCGAGATTTCCTCGATGATCCGATCGAGATCCGTCTCCGCGGTAGCGTGATAGGTCGTCCAAACCGTTTCCTCGATCGCGTAGCCGACGCGCTTTGTGCCGGGCTTCGATATGAACGTGCAGGGAGCAGCCAACTCTTTCATGCCCTCGTCAGTCGAGACCATGATGCGGCCCTTGGAGACCGTGCAGAGGTGTTCATGCCGGTGCACTGCGCCAGTGAGCACAACGCCAGCGGGGATCGTCATCTCGCGCGCATACATGCCTGGCGCGAAGTAATGACGAACAGGGCAGTCAGCCTGCGGAAGATTCTGAATCTCGCGCTCTAGCGCGATGACCTGCTCGCGCGTAACTGACGCGAGAGATGTCTGGTCGGAGGGCTGGAGGCAGGTTTGCATGCGCGTCGAGTCGGCTGTTTGAGGCATGCCATGGCATGCCCTCGGACTCGCGTCGCACTGCTTGGATGAAATCTCCCGATACGCGGCTACGGGAGATGTTTTATTGCGTCGAACGGTACAACAAAAGGCTAAAAATTTCAAGAAATCATATTTCACGAATACACAACGCCACCCATTTCCGAAATGGTGATCGCGCTGGCCGTTCCAGACAATCCCTGCAGCGTGTCGCCAGGCCCGAGGCTCGGGAAATCGATGTCGAGGTTCTGGCCAGCAGGAATACTCACGGCTGCCAGGCATTCATTGCCGGCGCTGGCCGCTCCACCGGATGGAACCGTGTACAGCGTCGCCGTTGCCGCCGATGCGCTCGTGTTGGTGAGGCGCACGCGACCATTTTTTACGGTCGATGCGGGATTCGTAGGCGCCGTGTAGATGGTCGCTACAGCAGTCCCTAACTGGGTTGGAGAGAACAACTTGACGATTGAGACGGCCATGAATTCACCCCACTCGGGTCAGGACTGTGTTGATGGGTTGGGTGGCTCCACTGTTCTGCGTGATTTGCAGATTGAGGCCACTTAGCGCAACGGACATGTTGGATCCGGCATTGGAAAATGCAACGCGCGCACTCGTTCCGTCGGTGAGAACCACTGCGAACAGATCGTAGTGGGTTGTATCATTGCTGGTGAATCCCAGACTACTGGAAACGAGCCAGCACATCGGAGCGGCATTGGCGAATGTATAAACCGTCACGGCCGTGCCAGACGGCGCCGATGCTACCGCCGATGTTGCGCTCTGGAAAACGGTTCCTTTGACCGTTGTCCCAGTGACTGCGGCCGGGGTTGTGCTTCCAACTGGTGCGCCGTCAATCGTGCCGCCAGTGATCGTCGGATTGTTTCCAAAAGCAGGATCACCGCCGGTTACGCCGAGCAGCATTTGTCCTGTTGTGCCGACGGCCGTCTGATTGACGGCGGACGATCCCTCTCCCAGAAGTACACCATGGGCGGTGAGCGTGGATCTGCCCGTTCCTCCGTTGGAAACTGAGAGAGCCGAGCCGATCGTCACGGATGTGAACGCGGCCGCTGCCGGAACGGATTGACCAATCGGTGCACCGTCAATGGTAGTGTAGTTGACGGATGGCGCCCGTTGCCTCGTGGCATTCACAATGGCGCTGATTTCATTCACGAGCCCATAGAGACGCGAGATATCCGATTGCAGCGTGCGCATCGTCATCAGCATCGTCTGCAGCTCGGCAACCTGGTGCTCAGCATTCAGGCCGGCCGAGTTCTGCCGTCCTAGCAATGCCACGCTCGCCTCTGAAAACGCCGCAATATCATCGACGCCACCGGGGATGTTGGTCGTGATGTCGCGCGCCATCGCCTCCAGCTGGCGGATCACGGTCTGATTGCCACCAAACGCCTGCGCGACTTCCTTTCGGTTGATCGGCGGGGTCGTGACCTTGATGGTCGACATGACTACGCCCCCAATGGCTCGGCCTCGGCCTGGAGCGCTGCAAATGAGATTGGTGCGGCATTGAATCCTGCGAAACGGTAGCCGCGGAAGTTCCTGAAGAAATGCTTGGGTCGCCACTGGGCGCGCTGGCGCGCATTCCCTTGCGAGCCCATCGAAATGTAGCGCGGCGTGCTCCATATGCGGCCGTCGTTGGTGTATTGCATGCTCATCGTGTCAGTCTCACCTAGAGCGGCATGCCCGAATGTGCCGATCAGCTCCATGGTCGTCACGATGAGACCCTTGCCCTGGTTGTGAGCGAATACCGTGTCGAACTGCCAGCGGGCATTCGTGCCGTACTGCGCGGCTATTGTGGAATCGAGATAGCCCACGCGCTGATCGAGTTTGTCGCCGAACAGGAACTTCCCGTAGCAATAGACCGGATGCCATGCGCGCCAAGAACCGTTGCCGTCGGCGCTGGAGTCCAGCATGAACCAGATGGGTTGCTGCGCCACCTGCGAGCCGGCCACGTCATAGACGAATGTGTAGTCCGGTAGGTTCAGGTAGATGAACTGCTGGTCTTTCTCTGCGCGATAGTCTAATGACACGTTTCCATACAGCACCGCCTCCGTGTATTGCGCGAGCACCATTTCGACTTCGCGCGTTGCGATCTTCGTGGCTACACCGAGGCCAACGGACAGCCAAACGCTCGGAGCTTCGTCTTCAGCGCCGCCGACAAACGCGAACCCCTGGCTGGTGTTCGTCTTGGCATATGGGCCGATGACTCCCTTCTGGATCGTCGCGCCAGTGTTCTCTGTGAACGGAAAACCGGCACCCCCCGTGTTATCGAACACTGCGATGGTGTAGCGATTGCACATGTACAGCTCATTGCGGAACTTCAGCAACGCATTGAGCGGATCGCCTGAATTGCTGTCGTTGCCGAACAGCTGCGTATTGAACGTGAACTGGTTCGCGAGCTGTGTGAGGTAGCAGGTTGTGCCATCCGACAGCGCGAAATAGCCGGCGATCCACAGCATATCGATAGGCTTGCCCACACTGGGGTCTGTGCACTGCTGGAGCTTTGGTGCCTGCAGTGTGGCGCCTGTGGTCGGCGTCTGGACGGTATAGAACCACAGCGTCTTCGCGCTGATGATCGCGATGCCCTGGTTTGTGTAGCCATGTGCCATCACCACCGGATTGCCGTCATCCGGCAATTGCCCGAGCACCGTCACACCGCCGACCGCGTTGACGGAAACGAAATTCGTCCCGATCACGCGATAGCAGACGCCCTGCCAGGCGATGGCACCACGGTCATGTCCAGTGAGGTCCGGCGCGCCCACATCGAATCGAGTGAGCCCCTCGGCAGAGCGCAGGAACATCTTGCCGATGCCAGTATTCTTGATGACCGGAACCAGGTTGCGCGGGTACGAGGTGCGGAATTCCGCACCAACGTCGGTGTAGGCGCCAGAGGCGATCGGGATCTGCGCCATGTTATGCGGCGGCGCTCTGGAATCCTTCGCCCGGCGTCACATAGACATTACCGCTCTTGCCGGTATCGGCGATCAGAGAAACAGCGCCAAACGTGTCCGCTTTGGTGATGACCTCCGAGGAGTTCGGTCCAATCGGATAATCTCCGGCCGTCCCACCAACTGGGGCAACGGCATTCGCAGGATTGCCGGCATCCGAGCATCGAACGTACACGGGAAATGCGTTCGCATTCAGAACTCGGATCTGTTTTGCGTTTTTGTCGACGCCAATCGTCGTCTGAGTCGCGCTCACCGCTACAATTTGCGTTTGGCCTTGGGCCGGCGAGAAAGGCTGGTTCAGCATGGGTCAGACTCCGTCGAGCGGCTGCACGATGAGGCTCGCGCGGCTAATGGAAAGGGTCGTCGCAGCGTCAGCGGATGCGACGAGCTGGATGATGTCGCCCAGATTGATCTGGCTGTTGACGTTGTTCGGGTTCTGTAGGATGCCGGAGAACGTATAGCACTGGTTTGCGCCTGTACCAGTGACGATGGCCTCGAATTCTGACGTGAACAGGGGGCCGCCAACTGGGCCGGTTTGCAGTTGTAGCGTGAGGACGCGCGGAGACGGCAGCGAGCCGACGAGCGCGACCCAGAACTGGCAGCCCTTGATCGCGCGCGTTGCCTGCATAAGGCCGGTTGTCACGTTCTGCGTGAGGGACTGCCCACCCGAGTTGAGCACACTGTTGCCGTTCGCGTCGTAGGGGGTAACGATGGCTGGCGTCGTGGTCAGCGCGAGCGTCTCGGCTGTCGTGCGCCGCAGCGCGTACAGGGAAGCAGCCAGAAGCAGGCCACCGCTTGAGAACGTGAATCCAGACTGGAGCAGCGAGAGCAACTGCGAGAGCGATGCCTGCCGCGGCTGCCCATTGCCTTGGCTCCAGATTGCGATGAGATCGGACGTCTGGATCTGCGAGTCCTGCGATAGCTGATTGATGTTCATGAGCGGTCCTCAGTTACTGTCGTCCCACTGGCTGCCGCTCGGCTCGAGCAGCGCATCCCTCGTCGTCGTGACGCGGTCCACTGGCGCGAAAAATTGCTGGTTTTTCGTGTTGCGACGGTTGCCCGTGCCGATCGGCATGTGGCGCGGCATCTGCATCTGAGGGATCGACTGTCCGATCACGAGGCAGAGTGTGCGATAGCCATCGGCAGCCGCGCGCACGGTGTCGACATGAAGCTGCTTGCCGAGCGGTGCTGCGATGCGCCGCGCGAGGTTCGTGTAGAACGCCTCTTCTGCCCAATCAGGGATGCCAGCCGGATCGTTGAGAGTCGCCAGCGCCCCCAGCAGGTTGTAGCCGACGCGGATGCCACGCGCATCCCAGCCGGCAGCCAAGCGCTCCAGGCGCATCAGTGCGCCAGTGCGCTCCTCTGGCGTCAGGTCGAATACGTATCCAGCGAGCGCGATTTCCTCATACGCAGCGTTGACGAGATCGCCCTTGGTAGCCATGGCTATCGCTCACCTGCGGCCAGCAAATCGCTGCCCTTTTTCGAGGATTTCGTAGCGCGCGAGGCCTCTTCAGCCTCCATATCGGCGGCGAGTTTTGCGTCGGCAGGCGTCAGGCTCCATCCTTGGATGAGATGGTCATCGATCTCGGATTCATCAACGATGATCCAATCCACATGCACACCATGGATGCGCTCCTGTGTGCCGATGCGGTAGAGCATGGTGGCCGTTTTCAGCGGGGTCATATCGTTCTCCAGAAATGGAAAAGCCGCCCCGAAGGGCGGCCCAAGGATTACCGCGGTACGAAACTCATCGTGGGCGCGGCCGAGTACGTGACGATCACCTGGTCGCCAGCGCTGACCGGGATCACAGCCGGCGAAGCTGCGGCGATGGTGATCGTCGTCGTGCCTCGCTTGAGCTGGATGTTCGTCACAGTCCCGCCCGTGACCACCACCGTGCCGGCGGCAGGTGCCGTGTACGTGAACGGCGAACCAGACGGAACGACGTTCGCGATCGGCTGTACGTGTCCCCAGGCGGCCGAATTCTGACCACCCAGGCACTGCCACGAAACACCGTCCGATTGAGCCTGGAAAATCGCATTCAGCGCGTTCAGCGACTGGCTGGTGGCTCCTTCCACGTTGTTCCCGCCGGCATCAACGATGGTCACTGCGTTGGCTGCGGCGAAGCTGGCATCCACGCGCTTGATCACCTTGTCCTGACCATTGACGGTCGTCGCATTGGGCAGCACAACCTGCACGTTCTGCGCCGATGCGTCGACCTCGATGACCGTGTCGTTGTTGGTAGCAGTGAATACCAACGGGTTAGGATCGCCGGCCTGCGCGACCACCTTGGTGACCGGATACCAGTAGTAGCCAGCGCCGCCGCCGGTGCCGATCGGCTGCGCCGGAATCGAGCCGCCTAGGCCGTTCTTCGGGTTGACGCCCGAAAAAATGTCCGATTGGAATCGGGTGATGATTGCCATGATCCGTTTTCTCCTCAGACCTGGTTGAACAACTCGACGCCGCACATCTCGGTGTTGAGAACCGCGACACCGAAAATCACGTCCGCGCGGTACAGGGTCTTGAGCGTGTTGATGTCGAAGAACTTCGACAGCGTCATCTCGATCCCCTGTTCCGTCGTCGCGCGCAGCACCTGCACGCCGGCGTCGGTCGGCGCGGAGTAGCGGCCCGGCAGCAGCTCGATCGCGCTCTTCTTCCAGTGCGGGTTCAGCGCCGACGCTGCCGTGTTCAGCCATGTGATGGCTGCGCCGTTGGCCGGCGTGGCCGTCACGTTCTGGTAGCAGACCTCGGCGTTCGATCCGCCCTGCGCGCTGATGAGCGGCGGTGTGATCTGCAGGTGAGTGCCATCGACCACCGACACGACGCGGAACGTCTTCGGCTGACCGGTATCCTGCTTGGTGATATGGTGCACCGAGTTGACGCCAGCGAACTGCAGGCAATCGCCGGGCTGCACGTTGGCCGTCGCGCTGACCGCGATGGTCTGGAACCGGTTGTCGACGTTGGTCACCTCGCCATACGACGCGGTGGCTGTGGCCTGCGGAACGTAGAACTGGTTCGCGCCACTGACCGTGATAGCACCGCCGGCCGCCGCAGCGATGCGCGGCGCATAGTCCATCTTAAACACGCCGAAGTTTGCGACCTCGCCGACATACGCCTTGTCGTATGCGGTTTCCGGACGACCCTGCAGGGTCTGGCGGGCGGCCAAGTTGCTGGCCATCGAGTTGTAGTCGCGCGATGCATAGGCCGCATAGCGGTCGTCCGCGCCAATGCCTTGCTCGTTGTAGATCGAGTCGATCGCGGCGACATCATCGAAGCCCGACGCTGCCGACGTACGCTTGACCACCAGCGAGCCCAGCTGCGTGCAGGCGCCATTGACGGCGACGTTGATGTCCGCAGACAGCTTCTGCTTCGCGGCCTCGCCGAGGCGGTTCTCTTGCAGCGCGTCGCGCAGTTCCAGCGCCGTCATGACCCAGGGCGACGAGCGCGGCTGGTTGATCTGCGCCGGCACCGAGAGCTGCGTCGAACTGTTGAAATTGCCGGTCATGTCCGTACCCGCATACGACTGTGCGATGTACGGCATCGGGCGCCAGATGATGTTGTAGGAACGCTCCATCGCCTGCTGGTCGGTCGAGTACTTATTGACCAGGCGCGACATCACGAGCATGTCATTGAAGCCCTCGAGCAGCTGCTCGAAGGCAACTCGTTCTTCTTTCGAAAAGGCGTTTGCCATTTTTAACTGCTCCTATCCAAGTTGGAGAAGAGCAGCCGCCCAACCTCGTCAGCGCCTCTGTTGCGCTGCCTTCAGTTGCTTCTTGTACGCGATGACCTTGGAATAATCGCCGGTCTTTTCCGCGTCCGCTCGCAGCTGCTCAAGTTTCCTCTCGCCGCCGCCGGTTGCCGGAGCACCAGACGATGACGATACGCGCCCTTCGGGCGCAGGCTTGGTCGCAGTGCGGGTGGAAGTCACTTTCAACTCCTTTTCGAGCTTCGCCGCCGCGAATGCGAACCGGACGGGATCTTTGATTTGTGCCAGCGTTTGCAGCTTGGTCGGATGGCGACCCAGGGCATAGACGAGAAGTGCGGGCTTGTCGGCGCCGGCCAGCAGAATGCCCTGCTGCTCGACAGACAATGCCGCGACGACCTCCGTTTCTGCATCCTGGAAGTCCTTGACGCGCAGATCGATCGCTTCCTTGCGGTAACCGTTCTGACGTTCGTGAACGGCGCGCTGGCGCTCCTCTTCCGCTTGACGCTGCTTGGCTTGCGCGGCATCGATGTCGCGCTTCGTCTCGTACCACTTGCCGAGCGCTTCGTCGAACTTGCCTTCGTCGTAGTCAAAATCCTCGAGCTTGGGCTTGTTGCCCAACGTCGGGACTTGCGACTGTTGCGGCTGCTGCTGCGTCTTTTCCTTCGCCTCGAATTCACGGATGCGTCTCTGCGCGGTCGCGTATTCCTTGCGAAGTTCCTTCACCCACTGCGGAGCGTTGTGCTGCTCCTGGCTGGTTGAGGCCGGCGCAACCTCGTCGCCGAACTGCAGCGTCAGCTCATCGTCGCTTTCGCCTTCGCCTGACGCGCCGTCAATCTCCTCTTCAGGAGGATTGGTGTGCTCGTCATTTGCGGTGTTTTCGAGGCCATCAGTGCCAGTTTCGGCATTCAGGTCCGTCGAATTCGCGTTCTGAGCGTCGTTTTGCTGCTGCTCGAGCGTTTCTGCCGTGGTTTCCATTCGATCACCGTATTGACTCGCGCTTCATGCTCCGCGGAAAGCATGTCGCCGTTTTAGCACTAAATGTCCGCGCATTCAAGGTTTTGGGATGTAAATTGCTATCTATGCCTGTGGCGCGGCAGTCTGTTGCGGAGCTGACTGGGCAGCAATCGCATCCTGAGTGGTCTGGCCAATGAGCGTCTGCAGGATCTCGTATGCCATCTGCAGATCGTCACGCCGCGCGTTCGCGAGTTTCGCGATCGCATCTGCGCGGCTGTTCGCAGCGTCGGCGAAAGTCTTGACCGTGTCTGCTTGCGCCTTGCCGGCGGCGGCCGACTCGCGCTGCGCGGCTGCCATCAAATACTGCGACTGCGGGTCAGGCGGCTGGTTGGCCTGTTGCTGTTGCTGTGCGGCTAGTTGCTTCTGCTCCTGCTCGTTCGGCTTAACGACACCCAGACGCACCAGCTGCATACGCAGGAATTCCTGCAATTCATCCAGGCCCTCACCATCCATGTTCGTGAGGATGAGAGAGACGAGAATCTGGCCGAGTTGCGGGTCCTGGACGAGGCGCAGCATCTCGATCAGCTTGCCTACGGTCGCGTCGCGACGGCTCTTGAACGCCGGCCCAACATCGACCGTGACCTCGAATTTCCCCTTGCTCGGATCGTTCACAACCTGGGACATGCCGTCGACCATCTGGGGCTGGCGTAGCGTGGCCTTCCCGCGCTTGCCGTCCTTGCCCACGGTGGTGACCTGGCGGCCGTCCTCGTCGGCGATTTCCCGGTACATGCCGAGCCAGATTTCGCCGGAGCGTTGCATCGACTTCGCCATATTGTCCATGTAGATGAACGACAGCATGTCGACCTTGGCTTGCACCCGCTCCATCAGCGCATCGGAGATGTTCGAGACGACCTGCTCGCCGGCCTCCTGGTTGCCCGTCAGCTCCTTGATGCTGGCGTCGGTGATCTGGATGAGGGCCGCGAGAGGCTCCGGAACATTGGGCGGCTCGCAGTAACCCACCGGGCCGGCCGGTGTTGCGCTGCCATCAGGGTTCTCGATGGCGTTGATCATCAGATAGGGATTGTCATCGATGTTGTCGTTAGCCCAGGTCGTGCCATGGCCTGCCATCTGCCCGGGCGTGAATATCGGTTTGCGCCGCGGCGACAATGCCGCGATGATCGCCAGCAGCGAAATCTGCATGTTGAACAGGCGCTGCGCGTCTTTTCCCAGACGGATGTGCGACATGATCCGTTCCTGGTTGTCAATGTAGGCGCGCTTGCCATAGAACGGCACGATCGGAATGTTCGGACCGGCGATGAATCCGCAGTCCTCCAGCACTCGCGCGCCATCGTGGATCCATTTGTGCACGCGGCGGCGTTTCACCGTGCGCGTGCGGATATGGCTGTAGCCCTGCGCCTCCATATCCTGACGCGTCTCATCGTCGAGATCCTCATCGTCGATCTTAGTGTCTTTCTTGTTCTGATTCAGCAGGCGGAAGACGTGCACTTTGCGCCTCACTTCTTCGACCTTGTAGTACTCGGCGATGTAGATCACATCCGGCGTGTACCAGTCGAACTCTGTCATGTGCTGGATCTTGCGGAACGTGTTCGCATTTCCCTGCGCCTGGCTGGAAAATGGATCAGTCGGATCGGATTCGCCGTACGTCTCGACGTACTCCTCGCGCGACATTGAGCTGATTACCCAGCAGCGACGCGCCTCGCTCTTGCTGTAGCTTTTGCCGATCAGATCCCAGAACACCGACGAGTCTGCATCGTAGATTGGTTCGAACACGATTTTCTGTGTGTCGTCATCCTCATCGTATTCGTCGGTGTAGACGTTGCGCAGGCGCCATGCGCCCATGCCGCCGGCGACGCCCTCCTCGAACGCGTTGTCGTATGCCTCCTGGCCACCAGAGCGCTGTTCGTCAGCGCGGTAGGCCCCTTCCAGCATCTCAGCCGTCTGCTGATCGGCATCGTCATCGCTCGGGTTGAACTGCACGCTGATGCGGTTCGCGCGGTACTCATTGAAGATGCGCACGCACGCCATGTGGAGCTTGTTCACTTCGAAGCGCGGCTTGTTGTCGAACTGCAGGCGCAACGCGTCTTCCCACTGTGCGCCATCGACGAACACGAAGCGCCGGTCTTGCAAGCACTTCAACCGGATTTCCTGCTGCGAAGAATATGCCCTGTCGAAATGCATGGTAGATTCTTCAACCAGCTCTGATTCGATTTCTGCTTTTGTTCGTGTCATGACCATGTCCTTCTATCGACGTGCATTCCAGTGGTTCACTGATCTTGGTATTTCGTAGTTCTGCGCCTGCTTCTTCTCGGTATTGAGCACCGCTAGCCGGCGCATCATGTAGGCATATCGCGAGGCGGAAAGCAAATCATCGCGCTCTTTCACGATCCGGCCATTCTCATCCCGGTGATAGAGGCGCTTCTCTTCAAACCACTCAACTAGGTTGGAGAAAACTCTCCACCGGCCGGTGAGCATTCGCTCCTGCATTTCCCAGATGCCGGCCTCGACGCTATTCCCGCCATCTGGCCATTGAGCATGGATGCCGAGCATCTTGAATCCAGCAGCTGAATACTGCTGCTTGAGTTGGTCGCCTCCCCCCTTCTCGTGTTGCAGGCCGTCATGTGGCCATGCATAGGGGATGTCTCGTGCCCAGCTCTGCACAGCAATGCGCGCCTGCGATGCATCCCTCTGTGAGGCGCGCCACGCATTGGTGATGTAGACCGTATCGGAGTCCTTGTCCCAGGCCAGCTGCACATGCGCTTGAGGGTGATCCCATCCGAAATCCACGCCGTTGAGCACATGCCAATGGTCTGGAACCTTGAATGGGTCAATCTTGATGTCGTCGTCCGACACCGTAAAGATCAAGCCGGCGCCAACGGCCGGAATGCCCTTCGAACGCATCTCGCGTTGATGCGGCGGATATGCAGCCAGGATCTGGGCCTTGGCCTCTTCTGTGAGATGTGGCGCATCGTCCCACGTCACGTTCAGGAGGAATTGACCCTCCTTGATGTCCTCCATGAACTGCGACACCAGCGGCGTCATCCCGTTCTCTGGCGTGAACGTCAACGTTACGAGGCCGCCGCGGTTGTCATCGCCTGTAAGCGTGCGCGTCAGGCACTGCGGGTAGATCTGCTGATCCCTTGGCTCCTCGTCGATCCAGATGTCGTCGATCGAATCGCCCATCAGAACGTGTTGTCCTTGTTCGTACGCTTTGAACGAGAGCGTCGACCAGCCGCCCGAGATGTGTTTGATCTTGATGTCCTTGACCAGATTCTTTGTCTGCGGCGAGCGGATGAAATCTCCCAGGCAGTCAGCTGGCACCGCGCCCTTCCCATTCGGCGCATCGTTCTCGAAATCACCGAGCAACTTGCGCTGAATCACGTCCCGGATCTGCTCGCCTGACACGCCCAACGCCCACGCGCGGATCGGCCTCGAGAACCTGTAACCATCCCACCAGTCCGGGTAGCGGCCGGTAAGGTGCATGGCGCGCTCGAATGCTGCGCTCTCGGTCTTGCCGACACGGTTGGCGGCCATCAGCGCGCGCTGCTTGTTCGTCGCGCTTGCTGCAAAAAACGTGCGCTGCCATGGATACGGCTGAAACGCCGCAAGGCGATTCCTCGCAAGACGCTCAGCTTTCTCGGCGAGCGCGGCAGCGAGTTCAATCTTCGCTTGACGCACTGCCGATTCCGAGAGCCGTGATCCGGTCAGAGATGATCTTTTCGAGCTGCTCATCTGTCGCGTTTTGCAGGTTCAGATTACCGTTCAGGGTTGTATCCACATCAATTTTTTCTCCATACCGTTTCGGATCCCACTTGGCGAGGAGTTTAAATCTCGTTTCAATCTGGAGCTTGCGATGGCCCGTCATGTCCTCGCGGATTTCCTTGACGCCGCTTTCGCTTTCCTCGCGGCGCACCCCTTCCTGAGGGGTGTCAGCGATCAACAGCGTATCCTCGAGGATCGCCTCTCTACCAACCATTCTTGCGCGCGCGATGCGTGCAGCAAATTCTTCGTTTGCCTCCATCCAGCCATATACCGTACGCCATGGAGGCATTCCATCATCACGGCAAATCACACGCAATGGCTCGCCCTCTGACAATCGATCGCATATTTCATTTGCCACCGCATCAGAGTAGGTAGTAGGCCGTCCGCGCGCACGGGCAGATTTATTTGCCATCATCCACTCCTGAGGGCATTGCGCAAGCCGCGCGCTACATGCCACAGCACGAAGAGCGTCCAGCCGATGCTGCCCCATATCAATATCCATTCAGGCGTAGGGACATGAAGCCAGAAAGCGCATTGTGCGACCACGAACACTACACACATGCCGAGCAGCCATTCGAGCGCTACCAGCAGCAATGCGACGAGAAATATGAACATGGCCAATCACTCCCCTGTCGAAAGAGGCGCGGCATGCATCCGCGCCCTCTGTTTCACTTCGCAAAAATCGATTCGAGCTTGTCGAGTTCCGCATGCAGATGCGCGACGGCGCTGCGCTCGAACGTCCACAGGTGCTCACGGATGCGCTGGATACTGGCCAGCGCTCGCGCCGCGACGTCATCGGCGAAACCGCTACTGGTTTGGTTGGTTTGCTCTTCGCTCATGATTTCCTCAGGTTGAGGGTGGGAAAACCATTCATCTATTGTTGCACATTGTTACACCATTGGAACACATAACTGCGGTTCAGCAACAGCCCGCGCTCACGGACCACTGAGCCATTCTCGACGAGCGCAGTAAGAACTCGATGCACTCCATACCGCAATGTTTCGTGCCTCACGCCTGGGAAATTCATGGACCGGAGGATTTCATGGGTCCGGAATTTGCGCTCAGGATTCTCACTGAGCAACTGGATGATCTCCGCGGCATATTTCATGCGGCCCTCCACATAACAGACCAGAACATGAACAGAATCAGAAAAATCGGCACGATCAACTCCTCTGGTTGGGATCCAATAGTGGCTCAACAACGATCTCGGTGCGCGGATTTTTCCGGTCGATACCGTGAAAAATGTGTTTCTCGCGTACCTGGCGGTCGTTGATGTAGACGCCACGTTGCACTAGCTCACGCACCCTCTCATCGCCGCGCTTGATGATCTTGTACCGGTCCTGTAGCACATCGAGGATCAGCGATTCATCCAGGTCAGGGCGTTCGCTAGCGTAGTAAATCGTCATCGTGATGCGCACTGAGCCATCGAACTGCACTCTGGCAGCAGGCGGGATCTGGCGTAGGGCATCGGACTCATAGCTCAGCGCTTTCTGCCCCTTGATGCTCGCCGACCGACCACCGATCGTGACGATTTTTCGGCTGTTGGCCTTGCTGTACGGTTGGCCGAAGATGGTGAAGGCAACGCATTTTTTCTCAGAATCTCTCATGGATGTCGTCCATTGCACTTGGAAATGCCTCTGTAACTGACGAGAAGTCACCGCCATTCAATTTATTCTTGGCACCAGCACCATGGGTAGCCAGATCACCAATTTTTCGCTCTACGGGCAGAATTTCGCATCAGTCAAATCCTCTTGACTTCGCTGGTTCACGCTTCGGTACCGGCACCGTATAGCCGTGTTCCAGGCTTTCAAACGCGGTGTACTCGCCCAGGTAGGCCAGTGGCACCATTCCCGTTTCACCCTGCCGTTGCTTCGCGATGATGACTTCGCAGATGCCCTTGGCTTGGGTGTTTGGGTCGTACACCTCGTCCCGGTACAGGAACATGATCGTGTCGGCGTCTTGCTCAATCTCGCCTGAGTCGCGCAAGTCGGACATTTGCGGTCGGCGATTGGCGCGGTTTTCCAAGCCACGGTTGAGCTGGGCCAGCGCGATGATCGGAATGTCGAGTTCCTTCGCCAGCGCTTTCAGGCCGCGCGAATAGCTGCCGACTTCCTGATTGCGGTTCTCGCTGGAGCCACCAGTCATCAGCCCCAGGTAGTCGACAATCAGGAGGTCCAGGCCATGCTTGCGCTTGACCGTGCGCGCCTTGCTGCGAATCTCCAGCAGCGTCAACGCTGGCTGATCGTCCAGGTACAGGTTCATGTCGGAGAGCTTGGCGGCGGCTGCCGTGAAGCCCTGCCAATCCGCATCCGTCATCCTGGCCGGCTGACGCAGGTGCTGCATGTGAATGCGACCAAGCGCAGCTACATTGCGTTGGTGTAGCTGGTTGCGCGGCATTTCCATCGATAGGACGAGCGCGCTGCGGTCGTGCGATACGTTGCGAGCAACACTCATTGCCAGTGCGGTTTTACCCATTGACGGGCGTCCTGCAACCACGATCAATTCGCCACCGTTCAGACCGCCCCCCAACTTGTCGTCCAGATCGACAAACCCGGTTGGGATAGATCGAACCTTGCCCTCAGCGGCTTCCTGCAGGTCGTCAATGTAGGCCGACAGATCATCGCTGGCCTTCACCGGCTCAGACTTCACGCGCTCTTGCGCCAGGCTCTCAAGCCTGCCCTGCACACGATCCACCACGATCCGCGCCGCATCATTTCCGATGACCATATGCGGCACGTCAGCCACCAGCGCGAGCAATTGCCGCTTGACGGCCTTGTCGCGCACAGTCTCTGCGTAGCGGCGGATGTTGGCCGAACTCGGCGTCGTGTCCACCAACGATTGCAGGTAGGAGAGACCGCCAACCTGGTCGGCTTTGCCTTTCGCCGCAAAACGTTCGTAGACCGTCACGACGTCCGCAGGCTGCGCAGCTACGATCAATTCGCAAATGACGCCGTAGATCGATGCATGATCAGCACGGTAGAAATGCTCCCGGCCTAGGCCATCCACGCGGTCAATGGCATCGTTGTCGAGCATCAGCGCACCAAGGATGGATTGCTCGGCCTCTATGCTGTGCGGTACGGTGAAATCGTCTCTAGCGGTCATGTGGCCTCCCGGTGGTATTTGTTCTCAAGGCACTTGGCAAACCCCTCTGGCGACATCAAAAAATCAATGTCTGCAAAGAACGGAGGCTTGCCAGCGGATGGTTTCGCTTTGCCCGTCAGGAAATCAGATTCGGCGCAAACCTTAAAAAAAGCGCTCCAAGCTTCAACCCCCTGTTGTACCGATGAATATCCAAAAGGCTTGCAATCCAGCTTTGCTGCCTCTCGCCAGCGCGCACTGATTGATCGCCTGCGCTTCTCGTTGAGAACCTTCACCCTGGGGTTGCAGGGCATTAGCTCGTGGTACGCGCCCACAATCCTAGTGACCGGGCAAAGCAAATCGGCGCCAGCAGAAGGCGCGGAAGCGCCTATGTCTTTTTCTTTATCCTCTTCTCTACTCTTCTCTTCTCTGTCGTTGCCGAGCGTTGCATTGCGTTGCCGAGCGTTGCATTGCGTTTCATCTTGCTTCAACCTCTCTCTGCGCAAACGGGACCGTTCTGTGCTGGAAAGCGCGCCAGTATTGGGATTGCCGGAATCTTCACGCTTCGGCTGACGCTCATTCCACTTGGAAATGCAACGATCAACGATTAAGCCTTTTTGCTCCATTGCAGAGAAAATAGACTGCACAATGCCGTCCCCGAAACCGAGTGCAACGTCGTAATCGTTGCAGTCGAACGATGCAACGTTGCCTCGCGTTGCATCTGCGTTGCCTTGCGTTGCAGTGCTTGCGCATTCAAGCAAAGCGGCCCATACAGCAATCACGGAACCGACTGGCTGGCCGCTCTTGCGGGCCACCCATTGAAACTTCGGGTCAGTTACAGTGCCATGCCACCAACGGAACCAATCCATGACTTACCTCAGATGACTCCGGGAGTGAAAGGAATGCGGGCGCCGCGCCTTCATCATTGCAACCAGAGAGCGGCACAGGATGCTTACCTGGGCCCTCTTGGCATCCTTGTTTTTCAGCTTCGCGATGTTGCGAGCCATCGCATCTTGCATTCGATGTAGTTCGGGCTTGGCATCGAAAAGATCACGGTTCATGACGATGCCTCATTCGGGCTGTTGTATGCCCAGAGATCTGGACGGAGTTCCGCGAGCGTGAAGCGCGGCTCAGCAGCACACAGCTTGCGCGCGAGTTCTGGGCTAGGCTTGCGACGTTTGGCGACGCAGTGTCGGAGGTATTCAGAGGAGGTTTCGCAGGCGGCAGCCAGGCGATGCCGTTCGTCCGGCGTAGCGGACTTGAAGAATTCAGAGAGCGTCATGATCCTATCAGTCGTTTGATGTATTCCCTCGTCGCTGTACGATACGCCAAAGCTATGCTTGGCGCAAGGAAATCCATGGTCTAGTATCAACTAGGTACATGAACGGTGACGACAATGAAGACAAACGCCGAAATCAGACTGGAGAACGCGCGCATGCTCGCCGAAGAAGTGGGCAGCGTCGCGGACCTGGGTCGGTTGCTGGAGATGACGGTATCTCAAGCCAATCAATTCGCGGGCCCGAATCCATCCCGTAACATAGGCACCAGCATTGCGCGACGCCTGGAGCGGGCATGTGACAAACCCGAGGGATGGCTCGATATTGAGCACCCGAAGCCGATCACTGAGACGTTGCGCGATCTTCAGGTGCAGGAGGCGCTTCGGATACTTCAAACCCTCTCTGACGTTGAGTTGACGCGCTCCCTAGCCTGGTTGCAGGAGCTTGTTGCGTCCAGAAGTCAGGGCTGAGAAATATTCCGTATCTTTTTGCTTGCGCTCAGCGTAGCAGTCTGCTAATATTCAGTCATCGAACAACACAACTGGAGATGCAAAATGACCAACACCGAACTCCGCATCAAGGAACTGGGCGCACTGAGCAACGGCCTGCACGCTGAAGGTAATGCCCTGTGGGCTGCCGGCAAGCAAGAGGAAGCCATCGCCAAATTCGAAGCCGGCAACGCGCTGTGGGATCAAGCGCTCGCTCTGTATGCCACCATCGCCGCCTCTTGACGAGTTGGAAGACCAACGCGCCCAGCGGCGCCATTTCTGAACACCACCCAGAGGGGAAACTGATGACGAAGAAGAACACGGCCCAGGCTGCAGCGCCGATCGTGACCTACAAAGGTTTCAATCTCGACATGACTTGCCGTGGTTTCCAGTACGAGATCGGCAAGACGTACAAGCATGAAGGCGAAGTCAAGGCATGCAGAGACGGTTTCCACGCCTGCGAATACCCGCTCCACGTGCTGCACTACTACAAGCCATTGCGATCGCGCTTCGCAGTGGTGGAGCAGGACGGCACGCTATCGCATCACGATGAGGATTCGAAGGTCGCCAGCTCGCGCATCACGGTAAAGGCCGAAATCGACATCGCCGGTCTTATCAAGGCGGCCGTCAAGTACACCATGGACCGCTGCACGCCAGCAGACGGTGCGATCAGTGCTGAGCCCAACACCGCCGTCAAGGCTGAAGGCAAGAACAAGAGCGCAGAAGCCTCGGGCTACTCCGGCGCGGCCACGGCCTCGGGCTACTCCGGCGCGGCCACGGCCTCGGGCCACTCCGGCGCGGCCACGGCCTCGGGCTACTCCGGCGCGGCCACGGCCTCGGGCGAATCCGGCGCGGCCACGGCCTTGGGCAACTACGGCGCGGCCACGGCCTCGGGCGAATCCGGCGCGGCCACGGCCTCGGGCTACTCCGGCGCGGCCACGGCCTCGGGCGAAT